GATCTTCTCCTTGAAAAGCTTGATCATTTAGAAAAAAAGGGGGAAGGATTTCTCCAACCCCCTGTTCGATTACACGCCAGGTGTACCGTAAGCACAACGTGGGTCAGTATAACCAACGTCGTAACGCTCAGTAGCCTTATAACGCATAGAGTCAGTCTCGAAATCACCTTCCATGGTTTTCTCAAGATGACGACGCATTAACAGCTTGAAGCCTTCTGGAGCGTCTGTCTGTACCCACCATGCGGTAGATGAAGTCAAACGTGACAGAACTGCGGCACCTTCGTCAAGCAAGCCAATAGACTTAATTGGGTTGATGTCGTTGTTGGCGTTACCTGTACGTAGTACAGATTTCAACAATACTTCAGCTTGGAAAATGTTGCCTGGAGCCACGACTAATTGACGTGGTACCAAACGGATACGCTTACCGTTGTTGTCAACAGCTTGGCGAATCTGGATCAACATTTGCTCTAAAGAAGTCTGTGACAACACTGCGGCTGTAGACAACTGGTTAGAGAATGTACCGTTCACGATTGGGTGAGCAGTATTGATCAAAGATACACCGTCACCACCTGGATAAGAGGAGTTGAACGCTGTGTTTAGAACGTTAGCTGACAACAGTTCTTTAGTCTCAACTAAAGATTGTGCCAAGTGACGTGCATAAACTTGACCGATACGGATATGGTCGCCGTCTTCTACGAGCACTTTGGTCAAAGCGAAGGCAAGGCCATACACTTTGTACACATAGCGCTTGAGGAAGAGTACGCCACCTTGCTGATACGTTACTGGTGTACCGTCAGGCAATTGTGGTGCGGCTCCAAATCCATAAAGGACTGGCTCTTCGTGATAATTACGTGGAATACCGTCTTCTTCGCGGAACACACGGCTCCACTCGTAGGCACGTTGGTCATAGACTCCATCGAAACACTCGTTAAGAATTGGCTCAACGATTGATCTAAAGTCCGTACTTCGCATTGGTGCGGCCATAATTTACTCCTTATACGACAGCAGTTGTTGCCGCAGTGAATTGTGTATATGACAACTGTACACGAACGATCGTGTAAGAGTCACCCCAAGCGTTGTCCACATATGGTGCTAGATCAACGACGCGCATTTGACCTTGTGCACCGTTCGATTGAGCGGATGCAGAAGCCAATGTGCACTGTGACAAACCAGTGGTTGTTGAACCAGAGGTAATGTTACTGAAGTTGTACTCGCCACCGATTGTGGTTTGCGCCATAGATCCATCAGCCTGGATTTCATAGACGATGATTGGATCGTTGTAGAAGTAAGCAACGCATGAACCAGTTTGGAACGATGTTCCAGAAGGCCAGTAGTTGGATACACGACGACGTCCAGTTGTATCTGTCCACTCAACACCAGAGAATGCACCAGCTACTTTATAAGCCGCTGTTGCCGCACTGTTGCCAGGGGTTGCCGCAGGAATAATAGTACCGTTAGCGGCACCAGTAGATCCTACTGTGTCAGATGTTGCGTAACATACAGGTTGGCCTTTCAATATATTGACAGCCAATCCAGAGGTGATTCCGTTAGCGAGCGCTTGTGCGCGATCCAGACCAGAGGGGTGGAACGCAGGACGCAAGCCGAACGGAGCAGAGGTTGAACTCATGATTTCTCCTTAGTTAACCCGAAAATACGGGCAATTTGCTTGGTTGTTGATCAATACTACCAATACCCTCGCCCTCGACATTTACAAGCGAACGACCATTACTATCTCTTTGACCCTGGAGACTTTCCAATTGAACACGGATTTTGTCCGCTTCTTCACGAGGTTTGTCATGGTGCATATGCGTCATAACCTCTTGGTAAATATCCATGGGCAACTTGAACAATAACATCTCGTTGCACGAAATATACCCAACATGCTCACCTGACTTAACCCGATAATCTTCATAACCTGGTAACTCTTCAGACTTAACTGGAACGTATCCTAGGCGAATCCGCTTATCGATTGAATCGTAAGTGTTGGTTGTCGAAAGCCAGCAAAGGTGCCACCCATCCATATTGGGCAGTTTTGGCAGTGCTGATTGCGTCCACTCCTCGCTCCACATCTTTCGACGTTCCTGCGCAGAAATGAACTTGTCTTCTGGAGCCTGGTGACTTGCTTCCCCGTTAGAACGGTCTTCGCGTGCGCCAGCCTTCAAAGATTTTTTAAGACGTGATTCCATAATTTATTCTCCAAGTATTAGTTATTGCGGTTTTGACGGTCGTACTTCATGAAGCTTTCGACCATTGCTTTTTTGCGAACTGGATTGTCCCAAGCGCCTGCTTCCTTCATTGCCCTTACCCTCTCAGGTGAAAGCACGAACTGGGAGTTATTTCTGCCCCCATAGGCCGCCGATGCTTCTCGTCCAGAACTTCCCACAACGTTCCTCGGTTTACGAACAACAGAATCACTGTCCGTTGATGCATTGTAACGATGTGGCAGTGCTTTTTGCAAGCGACTATCTAATTCTTCCCAATAATCTTTATCGGACGGATCCCATCCCTCTGCAACCATCGCTTCATCGTGCTTCTTTGCCACCATGACATCGCGGTCACTTGAGTTCGGGTTATACCAAGAATTACGACGCATCCACTCTGCCGCGTTGCGCTGAACCGAAGGATCAGGCATTGCAACATCATCGTTTCTTTGTTGTTGTCGTGGCTGTTCAGCCATACGATTCTTGTACTGTTGTAACTCAGCTATTTCTTGCTTAGCAGTGGTAAAAAGGTCTTGCGCCTCTACCATAGCCTGGCCGTCATTAGAGCTTACAGCCTCTGCTAACTTCATTTTTGCGTATTCCAAGCGTACTTGGCTATCTTCTATGTTCTTTTCTATACGCAAAATGTCGTTTTGACGTGTTCTATCCTCAACATTGGCCAAACGACGCTTGAATTCCTCGTTTTCACGCTGTAATTGCTGTAAACGCAGGTCTTTTTCTTCGTTTGTCTTGCGGATTAGGTCTTTTTTAGCCCTACGACGGTTTCTTTTGGCCGCTCTGAGCGCCTCATCGTCGTCTGGGTGGTCGTCATCTTCGTTTTCAGCCTTTGGAGGCTCTTCGGAGCGCGATTCAATCGCGTTTTCGACCTCAACATCGTCGCCAATGTTCATATCTGCGGGTATATCTACCACCGCAGAACCGTCTTTCTCTTCCAAAATGTCCAGTTCTGCTGAATCTTTTGTATCAGTTGCCATAATTGTGTCCTTTTATACGTAAACTTTGAACGATAGCGGGTCATCTGTGACCGCCGCAATCAGTTCATGGTCGTTGATTGTCATGAATAGCACTGGGTCTGGGTACTCTTCGTTAGCCTCGCCAGGAACTAATCGCTCCCAACGATCTCCACCCCACCTAGGCACGCGAACATAGTCACCAATCTCAGCCCAGGAACCTTCAACCCAAGGTTGCATAGTGTCTTTGTTCTTAAACGCCAATGGACCAATCGCCACGATCTTACCGATCATGTTGTTCCACTTTTCGTTTTCTTTAGTTTCATCAACAATGATGATGCGGCCACGTTTCTTTTTAATTCGACGCAGTTGCACAATCACTCGACCACCGTATGGACGTTGTCCAGGGTTTACGTCTGGGAATGCCCATGCCAACTCAGTTGGATCGGACACACCTTCACTACCACCGATAATTTGAATCGGTTCGTTTGCTTCACTCATACTAACTCCTAAAAATCACCATATTTCAGGTGCATCGTTAAAGCGCTTTTCAGCGCGGCCTCAGTCCTTTAGGGGGACTTATTCTTGGTTTCGTTCTTCATCTAACATGCGGTTTATTTGATCAAGGACATACTTGAGCCCCTGATTCTCGCCAACCATGCGTTGATACGACTCCCACGTACTGGCATTGCCGTCCGCTAGAGCCGCTCCTATTTCAGCTTGGTGCAGTTTGATCACATGGATCAGAGCTGAAATCATTTCTTTTTAGCGTGTGCTAATCCGCCTTGTGGCTTCTTAGGCTGATTACCGCCTTTGGGTTGTAGGCTTGTGCCGTCAAGCTTTACGCCTTGGGCCATACGGGTACGGTAACGTACCATGTCACTCTTTTGTTCTGCATCAGACGTTGCCATTTGGGGCTCCTTCAGGTTGTGGCGGTTGCGCCGGTTGTACCGCGGGTGCGGCGGGTGGTGATGATTGCACCATGTTTGTTATCGCTTCATGAGTCAGCTTAGCGTTCTCAATTGCAATCTTTGTTTGGTTATCAACTTGATTCTTTTGAGCATCAGCCGCCAACTTAGCCTGGTCAAACATTTGCTTAGCCTTGTCTGCCGCGGCCTTACGCTGTGTCTCAGCCATGCTTGTGTCTTTAACGACTTGTGCATCTGGCGGTAACTGTCCTTGCGCCGCTTGTGCACGTTGCTGAGCCTGCTGGATCAACTGCTGGAATTGCGGTGCAAACTGCTCAAAGGTTTCTTGCGTATCTAACTTCAAGTGACCGCCAACGCTCGTGTACAGCTTGTCGTAGGTTGATGTAAGTCTTGGATCGTCATAGTTGTCGATCGGCTTACCCTTGTTGGCCTGCGCAACATAGCCGTTGGATCTATTAAGATACCAAAGCGTCATGTGTTGTTTTATGTGCTCAATTAAGTTGTTCAGGTAGTTAGGATCAGCAAAGGGTGACTGACCCAGAAATGGGTTCATGCCAAACTGCAAGTGATCTTGAATATGCGCAATGTGGTCTTGTTGCATATAAGCATACGCAGGCTGACCCAACAACATCGCCGCATTTTCGTCCGCACTTGTCCGTTGTTCTGGCGCTGGAGTATCTTTCATTAACTCATTGATGTCAGGCACCTTCATTTGTTTGAGGAACCTGGCCAGAACTTTGTTCATGTTGAACTCTTCTGGATGCTTTTCAGCTAAAGCCAGTACAGCCTGATTCTGAGCCATCCTTTGTGTTTCAGAGAAGATGTGTGGATCAGAGACAGGTACAACGTCCGTATTACGGCTGAAGTCTTCCTTATTAATCTCTAGATCCGCAACAATTTCAGACTTGCGCATCTCATCCAAGTGCCAGCGATTGAGCCTGCAAAGGATCTTGAGTACACGGCCTTGTGACTCATGTAAGCGTGCATGAATCGCGCTAAACACTGCGGCGCCTTGCTCAATAAGAGCTTGCGTGGTACCTACAGGCGCGTTTTGGTTGATGTCCGCTATCTTCTCTTCACTTGTGCTTACAACGCCCTTAGCGGCCGTATCTAGCCATCCTAACAGTTGGAATAGTACAGGGCTAGGAGGATTAAAAGGCATAGGCATAGCAATCTGCCTGATGTCTTGAACGCCTGGGGCTCCCTCTATCTCAACAATCTGCGTAACTTCTACTTGTTGCGATTGTCCGCTGATCTTTGCTCCTTTGAGCTTAAGCATCGTTGCAGAGTTATTGATATGCGCTGAATCAAGTAAAGCGCGAAGCGAACCAGTAAGGGCGGCACTAAGACCACCAATAAGATGAGGTAAACCGATTGCATATGCTCCCCTCCAAGGTATGAACTTGAACTCAACGATCCAGTCCAACTTGGTCATGGTTTCGTCTTGTTCTTCCCAGTTACGGTACAGACCAATCACCTGGTGGTTTAACTCGTCCACCATCAAGATGTACGGTGCCATCTTGCCTTTGGTGTACTTGTCCTCTTCCATCTCTAAGTACGTATAGATGTGATAGACCTTTCTGAGTCCATCCTCATTGTCTTCGTACTTCTTACCTTCAATCTTGTCATTAGCCTTTTGTACGCGGTTAGGCTCAATCTCTTGTGTAGCCCTAGTCACGTCCACATCACGGTACATACCGCTTGCTATTCTGCGATTGAACTCCCAGTGCGTGATCTCGTGTACTTCAGCCGCACGCTGAGCCGTGTAGAAGTTTGATGCCGCAAAGGGCAGGATCACTCGGTCAATCGGTAAGAATTCAACGCAGGGGCGCTTTTTCTCTTCGTCAAACCACAGCTTAAAGTACTGTGAGCCACCCAGCGGTAACTGTGTCAGCAACTGCTCTTGCTCGTCTCTAAACTCTTCAATCTGCTCAGTAATCTGCCAATTCAAATAATCGCGCTTACGCTCAGCACGCTCAGCTTTGATGTCATCCATCTTGCCAAGGATCTTAGTTCTGACTGGACCATCTGGCGGAAACATCTCTTTAATTGCACGGGCGGCAAAGTCTACACAGCCTTCTGCCATAGCAGGGTGAACAACTTTAGATGCACCCATAAACGTTGCACCACCTGGCGCATCATTACCCATACCAGTACGGCGAATACCCTCTTCGTATTGCTTATCTCTTTGCTCACGTGCGTCTTTGTCTTTTCTGAGTAGATCAATGTACCTTGACGCTAACGTGTTTAATTCATACTCAGCGTAACCATCCGCCATGTTGCCGTAGAAGTCAGGATTCTCTTCTGGGCCATCATTAGGAGTGTTTACAACCGCGCTCCCATCTGGCATCTCTTCAATGTCAAGATCCTCTTCCGGCATAGTGACATTAGCACTGCCGTCTTTATTTTCAATGTATTCTGGTTCTTGATCCATCATTTAGCCTTTTTAGGTTTGCGCATCAATTCTAATTGCATCATGTCTTTATTTGTGGAGAGTTTTGTACTTCCGCCTTTTTTCAAGCCCATGCGCTCTTTGCCTGTTAAAACCATATCTCTAGCTGTTTCTGGCGTCACACCTAAACGCTTAGCTGTCAAACCAATTTGCTTAGCTATTAATTCAAGCTTAGGTGCTCCAATAGGAGTTGTCACTCCAGTTTGAGGAGAGAATGCTCCCCATGCACGAGCTTGTGCAGGCACTGATTCCAATCCAAGCTTGGCCGCTATGTTATGTTGCCACCAGGGTCCAAGTTGACTCATCTCTGGTGTGCTAACACTTGCGCCAGGAACAACTTCTACACCTTTAACAATCTTAGGATTGCGTGTATCAGCAAGTCCAACTGCACGGCTCCAGTGTGCATCACCTACTGGTGTGCGTGTTTGGAATCCAGTTGCAGGTACTCCAGATGCTTCAATGTACATCGGAACCTTGGGGCTCTCCATAGTAACCGCACCATGCGTTAAAAAGTTTTTCATGGGCAAAGCATGCGCTGTCTTATGTGCCAAGTGCCCTGGAACTTCTCCAAAGTCTGCTGGTCTATTTGGATCACGTTTGCCACCATGCTTTACAAACTCATCAAATCGACCTTGATTTTGTAAGTAATAAGCCAATGAACCGCGTGGTATCTCAGTATTAACTTCACTTGATGATGATGCCATACCCATCAATGCATTCATCTTTTTATATTCTTCAGTTGCTTTTTGCAAGCCAAGAAGTTTAACCATATGATTAAATAACGGATCCATGTAATACCAAGGATCCATGCCATGAACTAGACTTTGATGTTTACCAGCCTCATGCATTACATCTAATAATCTTTGTTCGTTGCGCTTATTCATCACCCCTTCGGTTGCCATAGATCCTTTAGGGTTAGCCGCGGCTCCAGGCAACATACCCAGATGCGGCATACCTTTACGGCCCTTGGATTGCTGATACATGTCAGCACGGGTAACGCCAAACAGTTGTTTTAGTATTGGATCTTCAGGAGCAACTCTAGATGCCGCCAATGCCGCAATCTCTTTAGGATCACTATAAATCCCTGGATATGCCATACGTTGTGCATTCTTAACCGTTTGGCTTTTTTTGGTTACTTTACCTTTAGACGCATAGCCATCAACCTGACCGCCTTCAGCCATCTTAGGAGGTGTCATAGCATTCATTGCCTGACCTTGTGGTGTCATCTGCAATATGTTGCTAGGTGGTTGCTGTAATGGGCTAGATGCTCCTGCGCTGAGCGGGGAGGGTTGTCCTTGCGGTTGTTGTTGTGGTTGCTGTGGCATTAACTGTTGGCCAGGCTGTTGCGGGTTCATATCGATCCCACCGGTCGGTAACTGTACGCCACCAGGCCCCATGTTGTTGTGCTCATTAGGATTAATAAACGCTTTAACGCCCATGCTAGGTGCTTCGTCTGCGCCTATGTTTGATATGTCTGTGTACGGTATCTTACCGCCGGTCATTAGCGCCATGCGCATATGGTTAAGGGATGGTTGCACGGCGCCTCCTTCGGCTTTGTGTTGTATTCCATGCATAGCATAGAACTCTTGAATAGTCGGTTGATTCTCTACACGCTTTTTTTCGTACAAGTCGTTGTACTTCTTATTGAGCTCAGTCCTTATCTTAAGGTCTGCTAACGTCTTCTCGAATTGTGCCCTATGCTGACTAGGAACACCACCACCTTCAGCATACAGCGGCAGGCCATTAGTCAGTACATCTTTGCGCATCTCTTCTGTTATGGGGAAGTGATGTAACTGACTATACTCTGCGGGTTGTGGCTCAATCACATGAGTTTCAGGTAACTTGTTAGCCGCGCGCCAATTTGCGGCGTCAGTTGCATGCATGAATCTTGTTGGTCTACTATTTTCAATTAATGTGTTTCTAACTTGATATCCAGATGAAGGTTTTGTTTTTATTGAATGACCATGCAACTCAGTCTTCACACCGTACTTCTTGCCAATGCTGTTGAGAATGTTAGGCACCTTTTTATCGTAAAAGCCTTTCATACCTTCGCCACCGACTTCAAGATCAAGACCAGAATATGTATGTTCTTTGTCTTGAGAAGCTATTTTTTCTGCCAATTCTTTTCCAATAAGATTTTGTATTTCATTTATATCTATAGGACCTGTTCTTGCAGTATCATAAAATCCATCACCATTTTTTTGATCAATGGTTACATCATATTTACCATTGCCTGTTGGCTTTGCATAAACCTGTCCAACATGATGTTTTAAACTATATCTATCCGCCTGCTCATGACCTGGTGTTACAACAATACCATGGTAACCCTTCTCAGCAGCATGATGGATTAACCGCTTAAGTGCCATCTCTTCCCAGTTCTTTTTGAATGGCGCATTGGGTACTTTTGGACCATATTGAGAACTCACATAATTATTATTTTCTTCTTGTGTTAATGGTTCATTACGAATCATTTTTTTTGTGATGTTCCATATTTCATTTGGATCAATGTATCCATGCTCACGGCCTTGCTGATGCCAATCAGACTGTAACTCCTCAAGGTGCAGTAGCTTCTCACCATTGGGGCCAGTACGATCTTTTAATCGCATACTTGCAAGGATGCCAGGTTCACCACCAAAATGTGAGCTAACCCCTTTAAATAAATCTTTTGCTTCTGGAGCCTTTATCAACATCTCACGGTAGTTCTCACCGCCAGGTAATGTTAGACCTCGATGATGCGATGTGTCTTCATCTATGTGACCTTCAATTGAACTTTGCTTCTCATGATCTAACTGTCCATAGGGCACGCCATAAATATCCTCAGATACTTCATTGGCCTTTTCTAAGAACTCAGAGTCGCTCATCTTGCCAAGCACCTTCTCTTTGATTGCAGGCGCAGGCTTACTACTTAGTGCCGACATGAACTGCTCATGCGTCATCTTAGGCATGTTCATTACATCACCCAATCCACGCTCAGCTATCTCAGTCTGCTTTACACCAGGCAGGCTCATCAACTCCTTCATGAACTCTGCGCCCGTGCCTACTTTACGTTTGAGCACCCCAGCCGCTTTATCCAAAGCTGAGTGGAACGGTTTACCTTGTCCTACAAGTTCTTTCATAGTGGTCGCTCTTCTATATCAAGGTGATGGGCGTGGGTGATGCCACCCTTAGCAAAATGCTTTGGATCAACCGTATATATCTGATCAGGCGTGTAGCCATGCATCTCACTGACTGACTTAATCTCTCTAGGTGCCTCGTCTTGCTCATGCGCTACAAACACCCTGTGGCCGTTGCTCAGCTTCCTCATTGCATCTATATCGCTCTCTGCTGGGCGTCCATGCTTACGGAGTAGGGACACAATGCCACCCTTGTTTAGGAGTGCTAGTCTCATCTGGTCAGTATTGGGTTTTTTACTCATGTATGGATTATGCCTTCACCCCAGTGCGAAGTCTACCGACCGCGATTGAATCGCGTTTATGCGCCATATGGATTGCCTCGTTGTTTCTTATTGAACTCCATCGCATCTATAGCATCCTCTGGGTCGTACTCATCCCGCGGTGGTGGGTCAATACTGATCCAACCTGCATCCCTCAAGTACCTTAAGCCCTGGCTGATACAGTCCACAAACTCATCGTGCGCCGTCTCAGGGAAGCTACAGATCTGGCTCACCATCCCCTCCGCCCAGTCCCTGACGTATCCCTTGCGCTTACTGTGCTCCGGCACCCACACTCGGCCTGCTCGGATGATGTTGGCCACAATCGACAACCTCTGCGTCTTATCCGCCCGTCCAGGGTTATATCCAATCACCGGCAGATGTGCCCGCTGTAAGTCCTGGATCAAGCTGATACCCGCCGCCTTATCCTCCACCAGTATCAGGTCAACTCGTTTCTTTTCCCGTCCTTCGCCGTAAACCACATCATACTCATCGATCACTTTGGGGCGCAGGTCAGGGTACTGAAGCTTATCTTGCCAGCAGTCGGCCACCATCACGCACATGCCACCATCCAGTGGCTTGAACACAGCCAGCGTAATAGATCCAGTTGGGTCATTCTCGTGGCCGTCTTTGAAGCCGCAATCATATGACTGGATAATGTACTCGAATTTGGGGAACGGCTTACCGTCTGGCCACAGCCTGAACCAGTCACGCTTAACAATGCCGCCTTCCTCTGGATCGATGATCTCCGCGTGGATCTCCTGGCGTCCTAGGTTCGTCCCCTCATACTG